CTGCCAATAATGGTTTTACCGTTCGCCAATTCAACCACAATGGTGACATTATCCAGGGTGTCAAAATCAGCCAGCGTCAAGCCTCTGGCATCCCTTAACTGGCAAGAAATAAAAGGTGCGACATAGGTCTGCTTATAGCCGTGAACGCTATCCATCCCTAATTGCGTTTCGTTTTTAAAGCTGTTAACTGAGTATTTAAACTTACCTGCCAGCATATAACTCAACCCATTAATGGTCAGATATGCTGTGCCGGCATTATTGTTACCACCAGAATAAGCCATGATTTCTTTCCTTACGCGGTTGCGTCAGCCTGCAGGCGGAACTGGTTAATCAGCGCCACGATGCGCAGCTGGTTGATCAGGATGTCTGGATAGAGCACATCCACCCGGTTGGGGTTCACCCGGCTTTTCGTCACCTGTAGCCCGCTGGCAAACGCCTTGCTGCCCTGCACGTAGCCCTGTTTCTCCATCTGCCCATAGTCCGCAATCAGAGCGCCCTTGATGGTCGCCGGCGTCACTATCGGCAACCCAGCCGCAAAGCGCGTACCGTCATCAGCCAGCTTCATCCGCCCGAACTGCGAGGTGATAAGCGTACGTTGCCGGCGCATGATGTAGGCCAGCAGGAACAGCGTTTCCACCTCCAGATAGCTGTTATCCGGCGACCCATAAGGGTTCTTCTGGTACGTGGTGATGATGTTCTCAATCTGCACCGTGCCATCATCAGCCACCGTGTAGCTGGCGATGCCACTGTGCAGCAGGTTGTTACGCTCCGGCTGGTCAAAACGTGAGGTCATCGGCGGGGCCAGCACACCGTACACCGGCAGCGTCTGCACCGGCCGCCCCGGATCCGCGCGCAGGCTGCCGGCAATCGCGCCGGTGTAGGCCGCGCTCCACAGGTACGCCGGCGACGGCGAGTCATACACGCCCAGCAGTGACGCGTGCTGGTCATTCCGCGCTTCGCCAGCGGCCGTCAGCTGGCCATAGGTGCCGGTTGCGACACTGAACGCATGGCCATACAGTTGTTTGCTGTAGCTCCAGCGGCCGCTGCTGTCATTGAGCAGCACCTTCACCGCATCCAGGCTGGTCGTGTCGGCATACGGCAGCACGATAAAATCAAACGTCTGGTCCTTCAGGCCGGCCAGTGCATCCGTCAGCTCCGGGATCCCCGCACCGCCGGTCATCGCCGTCAGGGCCACCGTCATTCCCGCCGGCGTGCGTTCACCGCCGGCGCTGCCCTGGTAGTTCAGGCGTAAATCCAGCGTGTTGCCCACCTCGCCTTTTTGCTTCGCCGTCAGCGTGACCGTCGCCGTGCCGCTGGCGACGACGCTCGCAGCCGTCACCGGCAAATCAGCACGCTGGTTAATGGCCTCGGCCAGGTCCGTGCCAATGGTATCGACCGTGTCGGTAGAGACCACCGTCAGCGCCACGCGCGTACCACCGATAATGGCCGCATAAGCCCGGGTTCCCATCAGATTCGGGCCAGACATAATGACTGTGCCATCCGCCAGCATCGGTTTTTCCACATTGTCCACCGGGTCGATATACCAGTCGTTATAGAGCCACAGGTTGAACTGCCCCCAACGCCCCTTGTAGACCGCCCCCTGTTCGACGCGCGCGCCCGCATCCACCTGGTTGCCAAATGGACTTTGTGCTGGCCAGGTGATGGCATTGTCCTTAATGGTGGTATCAAGCCGGAACGCAGTCCAGGACGCATTGGTAAAGATCAGGTCCGTGGCCACCGCACCGCTTTTTTGCAAAATCAGTGTCTGCCAGCGTTCAATGTCCTGCGTCGGCAGGTTGTTGGTCGCCCCGGCCGCTATCGCCAGCGGCCATTTATTGACACCGGAAAGAGCGATGGTCAGCGCCGGATCGCGCTGAAAGTCAATCACCTCCGGAGTCAGTCCCTCACCCACGACCGTGATAGTACCGCTCATCATCGCATTCGCCGCCATCCATTCCTGGCGACGGCTGAGCATATCGAGCTGATCCGTCATCTCAAACATCATATTTAGCGCTGCGCGATCGGCGGCGGGAATATTGCCCCCGACCTGCTCACCAATCTGGCGACGGATGGGCTTACGCAGATCCGGCGCCCGCTTATCCTTGATGTAAGGCGGTTTATACACATTGGTCTGGTAGCGACGACTCTCCACCAGTTGTCCCGCGACCAGGGGGGAACAGAACGGCGCCATACGACGGCGACCTACGTCCACGTCAATGGCAACAAACTCGTTATCCGACTCCACAACGTTGGGGAAAAAACGGTCCAGAAGGAAATTCTGGGACGTCATCAGGTTCGGCACCAGTTGAACCAACGTCACGGTGTCGTAAATATTAATTTGATGTTCCATTAAAAACCTCGAAAAATGAGTATGCAGGCCCCTGCCGAATTAACGGCATCGCCACATTACATGGGGTTCGCTAAAAATCAGGTCGCTGGCGCTTGCAGGCTATCACGCAGGAAAATCGAGTATGGACGCAGGGCATTTTTCAACTCAGGCACCGTCCAACTGCTGTCAAAGGTGATGCGGTTCTGGTTGAAGATCCCCATTTCGTACACGCCTCCACGAACGGTGGCCCCACCCGGGCTAACGTTGTCCACCAATACAGCGCAGGGCACTTCGCTGCCATCGGTCGCCGTTTTCACACTCAGTACGTACACGCCGGAAGCACTGATTTGCCCAAGAATTGCCCCGCGGACCAACGGATCCGCTCCGCCAATATCCACTGTATCCGTAACCAGTTGCAGGTTACCTGCGATCAACTGGTCCGGTAAGTAGGTATAACTCTTCATCCCCGGTGTGCAGGGGTTATCGCCAATCACGTCTACAGTCATCGTTATTTCCCTTTGAGTTGTTTGTACTGACTGACCAATGCACTGAGTCCGCTTGCCTTCGGCGACTCCTGCTTCAGTCGGGGAATGTTTTCATCACGCATCCGCTCGTCCAGACTCGGGCGGCGGGGGCCAGCCGAAGGGGAAACGGCCGTGCCGCTGCTGGCCATCACCTGGATAGCAGCGGCAGAACTCATGCCGGTATTGAACGCCAGCGATGCCGCCAGTGCCGGGTTAGCGGCAGCAAAGGGGCTGCTGAAGATACGGGCGCAGCGGTGGCGCTCGTCCATCCGGGCTTCTTTATCGGCCGGGTCGTCCACCCTGTCGTCGCCGTCGTCGTCATCGCCTTCAGCATCCGGATCATCGTTGTCATCTTCCGAACGGCGACCCCGGCCCCTGGCTTTTGCATTGCCCTTCTTCCCCTTCCGCCCCTGCTTATCCGGGTCGTCCTGGTCATCCGGATCTTCGGCGTTCGGATCATCATCCGGGTTCTCCGGCTCTTCCACACGTCGGCTGCGGGCCTTGCCTTGCGGATCATCCTCCGGTTTATCCGGGGTGTCGTCGTCCAGCCGGCTCACGGCCCCGCGGCCGAAAAAGTGCGAAAAATTAAAACTCTTCATACGTTGACTCCTGGTTGGTTTATCAATTGCATAAACGCTTCATCGGGGGCCAGAACGGCATCGGCCAGACCGAGCCGAACCCCTTCATCTGCCATCAGGCAGGCTGCCTGTGTATTGCGCACCACCGACTCCGCAAGGTTGCGGTTGCGCGCCACGGTACTGACAAAAAGCTGACCCGCCGCATCGACCGACGCCTGAATGCCGGCGCGGGCTGCTTCACTCAGAGGTCTGAGCGGGTTGGTCTCCGCCTTACGGTCCCCAAAGGTGAGGATATTGACCTGGACACCGTCTTTCTCGATCCGCTGCGACCAGTCGAAATGGATATAAATCACCCCAACCGACCCCACGCCACCGGTACGCGGCACCACGATCCTGTCTGCCGCGCTGGCGATGGCATACGCGGCGGAATACGCGTTCTCCGTTAAAATGGCGTGGACAGGCTTTTTCCCCCGCGAGGCATACATCAGGTCGACCAGGTCAAAACAGCCGGCAACCTCACCGCCCGGCGAGTCGATGTCCAGGCAAATAGCCCTCACCTCCGGATCGCACAGCGCCGTCAAAAAGCTGTGGC